CAACAAACTGTTCGTCCCCAAGTTTTTGCGCCCCAACCAAACTTGCATGCCGTCTATCGGGCGAAAGGTCAATTGCCAACCACGTCAATTTGTCTGGGTCAAGATCAGCTGCCTTGTCAAGACAATTGCCCCAAGACGCAGAATCGACTGCGCTATTGATCGCAACAACCCAGCGGCACAATACTTCGGTCATGACTACGTCAGGCGGGTCGTTCAAAACGCTTTTGATGTTATCGGCGTGAATGAGTGTGCCCATTGAAGGGTTTGCGTGCCGTGCATTTTCAACGCTGATTTCGTCAGTCGGTGCAGACCATTCGAAATAACCGATTTCGTCCTCAACGCCCGCAATGCTGGCAAGGGCGCGATCACGAAACGCGTTTAACACGACGGAACTTGAATCGCCCGCGTTTGTGTACGCCATAACCATTGGATTGGTTGCTGCCATTAAGGTGTATCGCAGCGAAGCAAACGATTCAATGTCTGTCATCTCGCGCAATTCGTCTAGGTGAATGGTTGACGGTCTGGAAACACCACGGGCAGCCGAACCGCCCGCACGCACAATAAACCGATTGCCCGTCATTGTCTCGATTTCTTCGCCACCATGTTGCCAGCGAATTTTTTTGACTTGCTTGGCTAGTGATTCGTTGGCTTCAATAATCTGAACCATTGAACGAAACTGTTCCAGTGACGTCGAAAGTCGGTGCGCCGAACCTATCTGCAACTTTTCGTCCCATAGGAAAAGACCGCCCAAAATTCGAATCAGCTGCAAAAACGATTTTCCGTTTTGCCGTGCTACCACAATGCAATTGACGGGTGACGCCCAGCGACCGTCGGGCTTGACTTTGTGACTGTGAATAAGCGCGAATTTCTGCCATTCAAGTAAATCGATCTTCAGGCTTGACGCTAAATCGACCAATTCATGCCCGCGTGACGGTAAATCGTTCAGTGGCGTGTGGATTCTGGGCGTTTGAACGCCAAATAGGGCGTTTTCACGATCTACGTCCCTACCCAAAACCGTTTCAAGCCGTTCTAAGCCCTCTTGGGTCGTCTGGTGACCTTCTATGACCTTTCTAGTCATTTTCGTGGCTCTTTGAATCGTTTCTGGGGGAATTTAAAACAGGAAGGGTCAGGGGTGTCGGCGTGCTATTAAAAAAACCCCCCTTTTGCCCATTTTTGCCATTTAAGCGGTTTATGCCGCCTTTTGCACTATTGCACGCAGTACATAAGCATTGAAGGTTGAATTCATCATCAGTGCCGTTCAAACTTCTTGGAATAATGTGATCGACCGTGTTGCCTTCCAGTCCGCATGCTTGGCATGTGTATTGATCGCGTTCAAGAATGCGCTGACGAATCTTGCGCCAACGTGCGGTTGAACCATTGTCCTTCAATGCACTGGTCATCAATACCAATTCCTTTTGATGTGGAAAGCCCAAGCCTTGCATGGCGTTTCATAACGAACTGTTATGTATTTGATTGTAGCGTCTATCTGCCTGAATGGGTCTAGGTCACGATAGTGCTTCGATCTCATTTGACCCAAACCGAAATGCGAACCGTTCCGCGCAGTGTATGACCACCGACTTTCCTTAGTGATTATGCGGTTGAAGCATTGGAACTCTTTGTAGTCCAGCAAACGTGAATGTGCATAAAGTTTCAAATGGTCTATTGAATAGTTAGCTGCACTGGCTTTGTGTATCCCTGTTGTCGAAGTAACCGCCAAAATGGCAATACTCGCCCATAAACGCTTCTTGCGCTTCAGCGAACTAACCGCCGACGCGGTTCGCTTCTCGCGAAAGAATCGTAGCGCCTGTGTCAACGATTGAATAACTTTACGCATGGCGTTGGGCGTGTCCCACACCTTTTGCACCCCTGTGCATAAGTCCTGTGGATAACTTTTCATTGATGACCCCAGCCTTGACCCTTGAATGAAATGCCGAAAGTTGAGTAGCGTCGGCTCATGTTTGCCCCGCAGCAGATTGGTTGGTTCTCGTCGTGGATTGACTTATCCACCTCAACACGGATTTTGCACACCGTGCATTCAAACTCATAGATCGGCATTGGAACTCCATATCTGTGCAACCCCCATGACTTCGCACTTCGTGCATTGGATTACTTCGACACCATTGGGAAGGTTGTCGGTTATTTTGTGAATCAGCTGCTTTGTGATTTTCTTGCATTTTCTGCACTCAAACTGGATTGTTTCCATAATTGCTTCTCCGTAAATTTTCGATCGGCTGAAGGTTTATTTGTGTGACCCACCAATTCGGTTGTTTGGTGTGACGGTACTTTGGACGTTTTGCCATAGCAATGGGAATCCAACCTGCAATGAAATAGTTGGGAGATTCACCCGTGACGAGAATTGCAACGTCATTAGGTCGATCGTATTCATGAACAACCAAGTGACCCGCAACGTACTTCGTCCAGCGCACTTCAAAATGACTGCCAACGTCGGCTTTTGTCTTACCCTTTTGTTCAAACGGGTCAAACTCAACACCTAAGTATTTTGCAACAACCCATTCGCTGCCAATGCTTTGTGCGTCCTGGGCAATTAGGTCATGCAGTGACTTGTCCGTTGAATAACCGCCTTCACGGGTCTGCCAATAGTCCGTGTTGTTTTTGGCTAAATGAATCGCAGCGTCATGGCATGTAAATTCCTCTTGCCTTGTCAATGTCATTTTCATCTGCAACCCGCGCAGAACCAGATTATCTTTTCGCCTCGGTCATAACCCTTTTGATAACCAAACGCGTCAAACCTTGTCAGTTTTGAGCACTTGTCGCATTGCTCCACTTTGTATTCTGCAACCACTTCACCGTTTTCCATAAGTTTTGCCGTCATGGTTTGCGGATTGATGATTTCAATGAAGTCGCTCATACTTGGGGTTCCCATTTTCCAGTTGATCGCAAGACGTACCAACGCGGCGTGCATTGGGTTGCTTTTGTGCGCTCGGTGCAGAAGTACCCGCCCCATGACTTCGGTGCGCCTTCGTGTGATTGCTTCCAGATCATGTGCCCGTGACTGCACTGCGGTGCTTCTTGCACCAATTCGCCGCCCAATTGTTTGGCAATTTCGTCCATTGATGAACCTAGCGACGGAATGCCAGATTGTTCGGCTTCAGCTGCCGTTTTGTAACTTGGCACGTCGCCAAACTTTGTCGTCCAATAGTCATAATCTTTTTCGGCGTTTGCCACCTTTGCTGGTGTGCGATCAACCTGTTCCATGATTTCTTTTGTGCTTCGTTCCGCCCCGCCCATAACAAGTTGCTGCACGCGCATAATTGCGCTCGTTACCGTATCCTCGCAAAACCAGCGTTTCATGTTGGGTTGGTAGGCGGCTTGGTAACCGTAGGCATAATCAATGCCCGCTGGATTCATGTCAGTGTCATTGCGAAACGCTTTTGCTTCAACAAGGACGTAACCCTTTTCAGCACTGAATTCCACAATGCGGGTTTCAATGCGTCCCGTTGGGAAGGTTTTCAACCAGCGTTCTAGTCTTTCGCGTGAAGCCTCGTACCCGTCCAAAAACCCCATTAGTTGACCGCCTTATTGCTCATGTGGCGAACCATTGCTTTACGGCGTGCCATGCCTTCACGCTTGCCGTCTTTAAAGCCTTTTGCGTAACCAACCGCTGCCCCCATAACCATGAGAACAATTACCAAAACCAAACGCCCCAATGTGGCGGGGTCTAAAAGATCAAGCACCATTTTGAATTCTCCCGATTCTAGGCGGTAAGTGTTACCACCTGAACTCAGGGTGACGCATGAACAACGCGCGGTCAAGAACCTTGCGTGTTTGTCGGCGTGTCTAACGGCTTGGGCTTGGATTTTAGTCCATTGCCAGCAAGTACCCCACCCAACGAACCAGTCAAGAAAATTGCCAATGTTTTCAATAAATCAATAAAGGCTGCGTCGTTCGGTGCTTGCGCGCTGACTGGTTGGGTGACGAAGATCAGCGCATACGTTATGCCAACGGTGACGACTAAAAACACCGCAGCAAGGGTTGAACCAATTATTAAAATCAGCTGCGCGTGGATTTCTTCAGGCGATTTACGGCGTGCGGGTCTGTTTCGATTCAATTCCAAGTAGGTCGTCAGTGCATGTTCCAGTGGGGAGACATTGCGGTTTTTGGCAATGCGCTTCGTCCCAGTTGTCGAATTCTTGGCATTCATAACGTGTCCACCCCTGATACCCGCAAGCGGACTGGGTTAGTGCAAGTGCCCAAACCAACCCAGCCGCTGCGAATCGACGGTTCACTTCCCCGTAGAACCGAAGGCTTTGTCGTTTGGATTCAACCAGCGCAAAATGACTGGTGCAACCGCAGCAATTCCACCCATTGCAAGGGTCTTTGGGTCTTGCACGCCCGCAAGATACAACGCGAGCGCGGCTGCCATAAATGAACGCGCCCACGACGCGGCTAGGGCTTTGGCTTGTTCCATTTTTTTGTCTCCTTTTTTGGTTTGTCTCCCGAATCAGGTAGATCAACGTCAGGCATTGCCCCTTTGTAGGGGACAAATTTTGGGCGACCGAATCCAACAATTTCCTTGCCAATGGTGCGACGCTTAACCATGACCATGCCACCGTTGCGCTGATCGCCTGTTCCGCTAGTGTTGCCTTCAATTGTCAGCACTGTGTTAGTGCCAACCTTGACGACAATGCCAACGTGTGAAATGCGGTCAACGCCGTCATGTGGAAAATCCATGAACGCAAGATCGCCGACTTCAGGGGTTTCGTGCCAGCGTGCAACCTCTTTGAATTTGTGTGCGCCAATCGCAGTGCCAACAACCGAATGAATTTTGACGCCCGCTTCCGCTGCACACCAATTGACAAAACTTCCGCACCACGGCAAACCGTCTGCCTTTGTAAATTTTCCGTACTTAGTCAGGTTGTTGCCTTCCTCGACCGTGCCAATTTCAGCTGCGGCGACTTCGATCAACCGTGCATTTGTGCCGTTTGGGTAATTACTCACGACAACAACAATTTCGCTTCGTCGTCGGTTATGCCTAACTTTGTCAAAAGTGCTGCTTTGTCGGCTGCCTTTTGTGTTTCTGCAGCTGAAAGTGCTTCCCTTTCTGCAATGACTTTTTTCCAGTCCGCCAGTTCTTTTGCGTTCATTTCGCGTTCGATTTCTTCGCCTGTTGTTGCATTAACAAGTTTGATGATTGGATTAGTCATTATTTCACTCCATAAATGTAAACTGTTCCACCTTGAAAATTGGCACCACCATTAGTGTCAATTGTGATTGAAGTAATTGCTGCATTGGCATCACTACTTGCAGTTGCACCAAGTTTGCAAGTCTGTCCCGATGAGTTTAGATAAACGCCAGAATATGCCATTGCGTGTGAAATAGTAGTTCTTGTATAATCATAAATATCAAAAACCCAATTGTTTGCGCTTGTGCTGGCGTCTAAGTTTACGGTTCCAGTAAAGATGCCGCTTGCAGTAGTATTTAAGGTTGTTGTGGTTGAATTTACCACATATTGAACTGATCTATAAGTAGAACCGTTAATCAATAATCTTAAAGATGTCGCAGCATCAGTATCTACATTTTGTATGTTTATTTGAAGATTTGTGTAAGCCCCGCTTATGCCTGAAATTGCTGTGCTCGAACCTGAAAGCGTTGTCGTGCTTAACAATGTCATTCCACCGCCAGCAGCAGTTGCCCACTTTAATCCTGTTGCCGTAGTTGAATCTGCGGTCAAAACCGTGTCGTTTGCGCCAACCGCCAAACGTGCAGGGGTTGACGTACCAGTTGCGGCATAAATGTCACCCTTTGTCGTCAAGGTTGCTTTCTGCGTCGCCGCGTCAGCATTGGTCTTCATTTGTGTATCCACTGCCTGACCAAAAACGCCAAAATCTGCGGGCAAGTCTGTGACTAAATCCGTCGGCGTCGGCATAACAAAGCCATAATTCGTGGTTGGATTTGCCAATTGTTTTCCTTTCCTTAGGCGACTATTGTCGCATTTTCCCAGTCAAGTGTCGGCGACACGCTATTCCAAGATTCGGTGATCGGTACGTCTTCCCATGCCATTGCCTGCAATGAGTAAGCCAATGGCGACAAAAGCAATGTAACCGAAAGCTGATTGTAAGAAGCTTGAAACGACCAGCCTTCCACGAATCCTTGAAACCTGCCTGAATTCATGTTTAACGGCAAATTAGTCAAAGCAATGGCCTCGCCCATAAAAATGCCCAAAAGGTTGTCACGGTCGGCATTGTCAATTTCTGGGTTTGTCAGGTCAAAAGTAATCTCGCTAAAGATTGGCTGAGGGTTAGCACGCAAAGACAGATAAAACGCCGCCTGTGCGTTGGCGTCAGCTGCGTCGTGCAATGTTGTCGTAATAATTTGTGCAAGGTTGCCGTATGTAGCAATTGAAGCCGCGTCACTTGCTGAAACGTCACTTGTCGAATTTGCACCGTATTTTATTGTAATTGCATTGCGAACATCACCCACGCGCGTTTCAATGCGAAGACCAGCTGCCCTTGCATGCTTGGCGTCAAGATCGACGTAACCGTTTGCCGCCAGATAAGTGCTTCGGTGAGTTGAATCTGCGTAGCCAATTCGCCCTTGCGCGTCCTCGTAAATGTAACCCAGACCAGATGTAGCAAGTGCGGCAACAAGTGTGTAAGCGTCGATTGGATCAGCACTGCCGCTGCGAGCTGCAAGATCATAATTTCCTGGGCGATCAATTTCACCAAGTCCAGTATTTCCAGCATTTGCCCAAGTTTCTGTTGGATCATAAGTTGCCCATGTCAAAGCCCCGGGCACTGACTGCCATTGCGATAGCAAGATTTCCTGTAAAACGTCAAAGATTTGATCGCCGTCAAAATCGCGCGGCAATGAATCTGTAAAAATGTATTTTGGCAAACGCGCCAATGCGCCAAGTGCTGTGATGTTGTAAGTCTGCGTGAACATTGTTGAACCTACGTCACGCACTTCTAAACCAATGTCAACGACGTTGCCACCAAAAATCGGAATAAATGTGTTAGACGTGTTTTTGATTTCAACCCCAATTGTGGAATTGATTGAAACGGGAATTGCCGTTTGTGCAATGTCGATCAATTCAAGATTGACGTA